CTAATGCAATCCCAACAGGCTATGCGTTATGCGATGGTACTAATAACACCCCAGACCTTCGAAATAGGTTTGTCATAGGTGCTGGCAGTACTTATGCAGTCGGTGCCACTGGTGGTTCTGCGGATGCCATTGTACCATCACACACGCATGGTCTAACGGCTGCCTCGACTGACACTCACGCTATGAGTGGCACATTCACAGCCTCCAAGCCCCAAGCGGCGACTGGGGTGTTTTCTGTCGTGGGCGGTCAGGGTGGTGGCGCAGATGGTGGCCAATCCACAGCTGGCCTTTACACTTTAAGTGACAGCCATAATCACGGGCTTACAGGGTCTACTGATAGCACAGGTTCCAGCGCCACCAATGCTAACCTGCCTCCGTACTATGCGCTTTGCTACATAATGAAAACGTAAGGAACTCAGGCCATGCCTAACCTACCAATCCGTGGACTAGGGTCCGTGGGCGTGGTCACTGATGTTGACCCCTACAACCTCCCTATCAACGCCTTCACTAGAGCCAAGAACGTAAGGTTTAACGAAGGTTCCGTACAGCGTGGTCCCATCATGCGTGGTGTGGCTGACATCTCCTTTGACCCTGTGTTTGCCTATGGTATCACTTCGCTCTCAGGCTTTGACACAGTGTTGGTCGTAGATGATGTGTTTGATGTCCGTGAGTTCTCTAATGGAACCTTTACTACTAGGAAGACCACATCCGGCGCAGCGTCTTCTATCCCCGCAGTAACCGCGACAACCCTGTCTGACGTTCAGTATCTCAGCAGGGACGATCAGACACCCATATCGCGCACACCCTCCCAGACTAACTTCACTGATTTACCTAACTGGCCCACAGGGATGCGTACAACTGCTCTAAGGTCTTTTGGTGACTTCTTGTTAGCGCTGGGCACCGTGGAAACCAACGTGGCATACCCGAACCGTGTGAGGTTCTCAGACCCCGTACTGGCCAACCAAGTGCCTACTACATGGGATGAGACTGATCTTACCAACAGTGCTGGCTTTAACGACCTTGTGCAGATGAAGACCCCTATAGTTGATGGAGCAACTCTAGGCCCTAACTTCCTTGTGTATTCACAGGACCAAGTGTGGATGATGGAGTTAGTAGGTGGTACGTTTATCTTTAACTTCCGCAAGGTCTTTGATGACGCCGGAGTAATTAGCCAGAACTGTATAGTTGAGGTAGAGGGTCGCCACTATGTCTTTGACCGAGATGACATCTATGTGACTGACGGCAACTCCCGCAACTCTATTTGCGATGGTCGCGTCAGAGACTACATCTTCAGTGGTATCGACAACAGTAAGCATGATGTCTGCTTTGTGCTGCACAATTCTACTCTTGAAGAGATATACTTCTGTTACCACAGCGGTGACGACATGGCCGTATATACGGATGGTACATCCTGTAACCGTGCAGCAGTCTACAACTACAAAGAGGACGTTTGGTCATTCCAAGATTTACCAAATGTAATCACAGGCACTGAAGCTAACGTAAATTCTGTGTTCTCCTATGCTGATGCAACCCAGTCCTACGAGACTATTGGTGGCTCTTACCATGCTCAGGAGAGCCCCTACGCTAGGCACCCAATCGTCATATCAACAGTAGGCGCTGGTGTAACTCAAAGTAAGCTCTACGGTATAGACCTAGCTGACAATGGCTCTCTAGCCTTTGGTGTAGACACTACGCACTCTCAGCCCTTCCTACTTGAGCGCCAAGGCATAGACCTAGACGAACAGGGCATACCCTTGTCTGGCTACAAAGTAATCAACAAGATTTACCCTCAGATAAGCACAGGCAATCCTGATGGCCTCTTCAAGTTTACTTTTGGTGCAGCTGACACTCCAGCGGCCACCCCTAGCTATGGCTCTGAAGTAACTTTCGACAGCAACACTGGCTACAAGTTGGATACACGGATGGCTGGTAGATACTTGAGCTTCAAAGTGACTAGCGACAACCTCAAGGACTTCAACTTCTCAGGTATGGACACAGACATCATTGTCACTGGTCGGAGGTAACTATGGCTCTATCAGACAAGCTGAACCTTATCGTTAATCGGTATGTGAGGCGTCAGTTGCCTACACTCAGGAATGATGACGTAGGACGTTTTCTACAAGAAGAACTAAGAGAGTTAGAGGCAGCTATACAGTCTCTAGCAGACGCATCTGTCCAAGTGACAGACCGTGAGCCCGAAGGTTTACGGAAGGGGATGGTACGCTATGCGGTGTCCCCTTGGAACCCTCTGGGCAACGGAACTCAAGGACTGGTTGTTTACAACGGTACTGCTTGGGTCGCTGTCTAAATCACACTAAGAAGGATACACATTATGTGGGGCGCAATAATCGGCGGTGCCATGGGCCTTATGGGCGCAAACAAGCAAGCCAAAGCACAAGACGCAGCAACAGCAGCCCAAATGGCTGGCTTTAACCAATACAAACCTTATGTGGACGCCAACCTATCTGGTGCCTCTGGTGCCCTAGATGGTGTACTTGCAACTGGTGCATACACTGGTCAAACCCTAGCTGGCCCTAACCAGTTCCAGACGGGCACTGCCACCAACATGGGCAACATAGGCGGCAACCTCCAGAACGCTGGTTACGGCATGATGGGCAACACGTCTGGCTTTGGCTCCAATGCCAACGCTCTGTTCAATCAGTACCAAGGCATGGCCAACTCTGCACAAGGTGATCGTCTCGCTACAGCTATGGACTACGCCAGTGCCAACGCAAACCCGTTGGTTGACGCTGCGATGCGTGATGACCGCCGCAACCTCCAAGAGAACACCCTGACAGGCATCGACCTTGCAGCAAGTGGCTCAGGTAACATGAACTCCAGCCGTGCTGGTGTAGCCGAAGCAGTAGCCCAGCGCGCCTTCGATGACCGTCAAGCTGATGTCGCCTTAGACGTGCAAGACAGGCTCATTGACCGCAGCCTTGCCCAACAGTCACAGCAGTTCTCTGACCAAGGTAATGCGTTGCAGGGTGCAGGCATGGCCAACGAAGGCATCCAGAACGCTTACAATCAGGGCCTCAGTACACTGGGGCAGGGTGCCAACTTCGGTATGAACGCAGGCAACTCCCTACAAGGCTATAACCAAGCGGCACTCAATGATGCACAGGCTGCTTTCGAGCGCCAGCGTGACTTTGAGATGCAGCAGCGTCAAGGCTTCCAGTCTGGTATTCTAGGCAAGGCTCCCGCCAGCGTGGGTAACATTACTGCAAACAAGGTTGACCCATTCCAAGCTGCCACGATGGGAGCCATGAGTGGCTTTGGGTTCCAAGATCAGTATGGAAGTCAAATACCTTCTTTTAATCAAATGGGTGACTCCATGAGAGGGTTCGCGCGTAACCTTGGGTTTAGCACTCGTCCTTCATACGGTGGAGGAGGTAAATAATATGGAACCTTTAATCCCTAATAGCATTCAAAATGCAGTAGACGCCTCTGGTTTAACTTTGAATGAGTATCTAAAAACATTAAGCGCCGCAGATAGAGCAGACGCTGAAGACCAAATTCGTGTGTATAGCGAACTGCGTCCTGAGCAAATTGCAAGGCAGAACAAGAACAATTTTATTAACAGTACGATCGCTGGCCCTCTCCCAGAGGTAGCTATGCCTGTCCTCTCCACTGGAGCTGCTGTAGAGCCTTCACAAGACCCTCTACTTACACAGCCTACTTTTATCAGTATTGCGCGGAGCCAAAACAAAACTCCGCAAGAATATTTAGATAGCCTAAGTCCTGTAATGCTAGAAAACTCTAGGAAGATACTTCTTGGTGTTGAACCTCAGCCACAGACACAGCCAGCCGCACAGGCACCAGTCCTTCAGACAGCCATAGACCCAGCATCTCGTGCAGGCGAAGAGCCGGGTGTACTCATGCGCAATGAGCAAAACCTTGTCCAAGAGAACATTGGTGAGCGCCAGTTACTAGAAACTCGCATTGCTAATCTTGAAGGCTCTGTGGACACCCAAGCAGATGTTGCACGGCTTCAGCAAATGAAGCAGCGACTGGTTGAGCTAGGCGGCAGTGTCGAAAGTAACCAAAGCACACCCCAGTATGATGCAGCAGCTCAGGCATACTTAGAACAACTGCGCGGTCAACAAGCACAGGCAGCAGCAGTTGCTCCAGATGTAAGGGCAGCAGAGGCTGAGATTGCAAGCACCACAGGACTACTATCTTCTGGTACATTGCCACCTGAGATGATGGCTAGTGTTCAGGCTCGTAAAGCAGCGGCAGAGGCCGCACTTGTCTCTGGTAATGCAGCTCGTGATGCTCGTGTTGCTGATGCTAATGGCCGCACACTTTCGGTAGAAAACCCAGTTAATGGCGTGACTGCCCAAAGTCTTGGTGTACAACTTCCCGGCCAAGAGCCCGGTATGAATGGTGCAAGCGACTACACTCGACCACCTCCCGTACCAGTAGACAACTCAAAAATGCCAAGTGGCCTTGGGCCTTACACAGCACCAACTCCTCCTACACCCATACTAGCTGGGAATGAGCCCGGTATGAATGGTGCGAGTGACTACAATAAACCAGTGCTTATCAACACTACCACTCCAACCCCTACTACTACTGCAAATACACAGACTAATGCTGCGCCAGTCTTAGGCACCAAAAGCTCAACTGCCACTCGTTCCCCAGCCCTCTCAAGAGGCGCAGGTAACATGACAGCCAATGCCCGTGGTTCCGCTCTAGGCATGATACCACGCGGTGAGGCCTTGATACGAATTGGTGCCGCTGGGTACTCTGGCGCTCTCCAAGGCGATGGTATTGGTGCAGCTGGCCGTGAGTATGGTTCCATACAGGATGCCAACCGCAAGGCTGAAGTTGATGCTTACAATAAGGCAGAGGCAACACGCCTTGCAGAGCTGAGGGCTAAAGGTAAAGGCAAAGGTAAAACTGGGAAATTAGCTGGTCCCCCTACTGCTGTTTATAAACAAGCTACTTTGAGCGCTATTACACGCATTAAAGACCTACTAGCTTCTGAGAGTGGGTTAAATCCATTTGATAATCTAACTGGATGGACAGGTAGTCTTTTAAGCTCTGTACCGGGCACTCCTGCACACGATGTTTTGAATTCAATTAACACTATTGAAGCAGCGGTAGGCTTCGATAGGCTACAGAAGATGCGTGATGATAGTCCGACTGGCGGTGCTTTGGGTCAGGTCACAGAGCGAGAGCTTGCGCTCTTGAGTCAATCACTTGGTTCATTAAAGCAGTCTTCTTCGAGAGAGCAATTTGTTGCCAACCTTGAAGCAGTTGAGAAGCACTACCAAGCAGCAGTTGCAGCCGTAGAGGCCCAACAAGCTGAGTGGTATCGTATGAATGGTGGTACAATGCCTACCAAACCTACAGCCGCACCAAGTAACACTGGATCATCCAATATGTCTGCTGCTGACGCCATCGTTGGCATTTAAGACTAACACGAGGAAGAACTATGGCTGAAGTCAATAGGATCGAGAAGTACGCCGAATGGCTCGTACAGAACAAAGACAAACAAGGTACACCTGAGTTTGCTACTGTTGCCGAAGCGTACAAAACTATGCGTTCTGAGGCTTCAGCACCTACACAGGCAGATGCAGAGGTAGACACCTCGCTCTCCGGTGCAGTCAGCTATGGTGTAGACCAAGCTGGTGCCATGGTCGGCAAAGGTATCCAGTCAGCTGG